GGGAAAACGATAGCGTTCGGAGTATAGCCCGTAATATTCGCGCCACAGCGTATCGATTAGCTGCACGAGTTTAGGATGCGCCTTTTTTAATTCGTCTTTGGTTCTCATACGTGCGCTTCGATTAGTTTAATGTCGAGGTTCTGAATGGTTGACATGGAGTCGTACAGCATAAAGTCGCCACCGTCGAGTTGAACAGGTATAAGTACGCCTGAATTGTCGGGATCGATAATCCACCGCTCTTTGGATTCGAGAAATCCACGGAGCGCCAACATTTCGGAACGGCTTAATATGCCGGTATTTATTTCCCACGAACGTGCTGTGGTTGATGTAACGGTTTTGATGGATGCCGCTTTTGTTCCTGAACCGACCGGAATAGATATGTAAGCGGTTTCGACTTCGGTTTTAATTCCTTCCTGATGCTGACCTTTGAACCAGATTGAATCGACTGCTGAGAATTTATTGCGGTAATAGGCAAAAATCTGCGATTCGTAATGTTTGTTATCAACCAGGAATGTACGGCGTTCTGAAATTTCATCGGCGCCATCTTCGAGCCAAACTTCGAATTTTTCGATAGTAAGTCCTGTGCCAAGCGTGAAACCCTGAAAGATTGGATTTAACGACAGCTCGAGCAATCCGGTTTCGGGATACAATGTTATGGCTTGCGAAATAGGAATATGCCCTACTTTATTGCTGGTGGTTACTTTGGTATAAAGCGTGGCAGCATGTGCGCCGGTCCATCGGCTTAAATACCACAATTTAACGAACTGCGATGGCGCAACGCTCATGTTATTGGGTTGGTTGGTCAGGAACTTTCCACCGTCGATGTATTCGGATGCAAATGATTTGGCCGATTCGTTAAGCACGGCCAATTCGTGAGGAAGCAGCTTACCGTCGATAACACGAATAACATCGGAAATAGCCGAAAACGATTCTTGCCGTTCTCCACTGGTATCGTCCCAAACTTCGCCAATTTCGAGGGCAACATTAAGTACCAGGGCAGCGTGTGCCGATGCCACTCCGGTAACCGGAAAATGAAAGTCGATAGGAAGAGGTTCGTCGACCAAACCCTGAATGTTGTGCTTGGATATAAGTGCAATGGGTTCGCGCTCGTCGATTTGTTCGGGCGAAAGCAGATCGTCGCACTTTACTTTTACGGCTGTTCGGTGGTTGGTGAGTGCTGCCGAAGCTGTTAGTATTATTTCGATTGGGTTACCCGATAAGTGGACTAATCCGCCGGTTATGCTGTGGCTTACTGACATACATCAATTTTTAAATTTAATGAATGAAAGGTAAGCCCTGCAAGCGGATGGGAAAAGGACAGAAAATAAGTGCCTGGAGTTTATTTCAGTCCGCCGTTTGTCATTTCGTGGTATTTGTCGCGTTTGCGTTCGTAGGTTTCAACTGCAAGTGCTGGTTGCCAAGTTTCGAGCCTGTCGAGCACACCAGCAAGTTTGGCGATTTGGTCGCCGGTTAATGCACCTGCCGACATACTGCCCGATTGATTTGATGATGTGAAGCCACCTGATGCAAATTGCCGACCCGATGACATGGCCGAAACAAGTGGGCGAAGATCGAGCCGGGCAAGTGATCCGTTACGTCGTGCCATTTCGAGCAGATCGGTAAACGGACGAAGCCCTGGATTGTCGACACCTTCTTTAGGCATTACCCATTCGCCTGCATGTACTACTCCGGCGGGTTCGTATTTCGAACCTGGTGAGGTGTAACCACCGGTAGCATAACCTTTGGCTTTTTGGCGCTGCTTTTCGGCAATTCCCAATTGTATTGCACCTGTGGCACCCAAAGCAACTGCGGCAATAGGTCCGCCAATTGGCCCTAATTCGGCCAACCCCTTAACAATTGCGGAGGCAGTATTTGCAATGATGTTTGCAGCAGTTACGGCAAAGTTGGCATCGGCATATTTTTTTCGGATTTTTTTCTTCTTTTCTTCGTTATCGCCTGCCGCTTCGAGTTCGAAATCCATTAAAGCACCCACGAAATTACTGGCCATGTTTGCATATTCCTGCGCCTTTTCGACGTTGCTTAGTTTCTGGGCAATTCGTTTGTCTTCGCCCTCTTTGTTTATGCGGGTAAGTTCATCCTGGTATTCCTGTTCGCCAATTAACCCTTGATCGTATTTAAATTTATTGAGCGTAAGCTGATAGTCGACTGTTTCCTGCATTTTTTTTGCAGCATAGTCGGCTGCTGGATCAGCATTATCAGATTCTGCCGGGGAGCTTACACTTGAAACAATAGAGAAATCAATTTTATTTTCAGATTGCTTTTTTTCGATGGCAGCAATGAACGCATCGAAAGCTTCTTCTCCGGCTTCATTAAAATACTTGTTAATGGCATCTTTTTGCGCTGAAGCATCTTTTTCGAGAAACTCGACCAACGCATTTGCCGCTTTTTCAGCTCCGCTTACCATTACTTTTTCGTCTTTTGATTCGCCAGCCAACAATGAATTTACCTGAACGCGAACGCGCTGGGTATTTTCTACCGCAGAGTTTTGAGCATCCATTAAATTGACGTATGATTTAACCATTTTATCAAGCTGCTCGTCGGTAGTACGACCTGTTGCGCGAATTTGGTCGGCATAAAGCTTATCGGCGGCGCTTGCCATTTCTATTGATTTTTTCAACTGTATCATTTCTGGGGTATCAGCCAGTGCAACCGTTGTACCTCCGCCGAAGTTTCCGCCACCCGTTATCTGAACATTCGATTTTTGCAAACTTTTTAATCGATCAACCTGATCGTTGTATGCCTTTGCGCGGATTTTAGTGGCAGAATCCATGTCGCCAATAACTGTCATTAATTCATCTTTGCTTAATTTGGTTTGAAGTGTTGTTAAACTTAACTCGTTTTGGTATTCGTCTTCACGAATTTTTGTACGTTGTATCGCCATGTTTTCTTCCAAGGCAATTCGCTCGTTACCGGCAGCGATTCGATCGGTTTTACTTAAATTTTTATTCCTGAGTTTTTGTTCTAGGTCCAATTCCTGTTTTCTCGCTTTGGCTTCAATTATTTGCAACGCACGCGATTTATCTTCTATATCATCAAGTGTTTGTTGATATTCTTGACCAACACTGATGGCTTCACGCATACGATCGGTAAAATTTGACCAGTCGCCAGTTGCCAGTGTGCGCCAAAATTCGTTAGTGGCTTCATTTAGTCCACCCATTAAAACCTCCCATTGCGTTGAGAGGGTATCGGTTGAATTTTTGATTTTATTGAAAGCCATTACAGCGCCGGCGGCGATAGCAGCAAAGCCAAAAGCAGGGAGTAAGCCCGATGCAACATTTTTAAGTTTTTCGGTTATGCTCATGTTGGTATGCATCCCCGAATTGGTATCGGCTATTGCTGCACGCAACGACATTGCTTGCCGTTTTTTTTCATCGTAACCGGCATCGGTTTTTGCCATGCGGTTAAGCTCTTTGGTAGTTTGGCTGAGTGCTTTTTTAAGATCGTTCATTGACGATCCGTTCAGGTTTTGCAAAACCTTTTGGGTGTCGAATGTTTCTTTCCGGAGCGAACCAATGGCCGAATCGACTTTTTTAATTTCCGATTCGAGTTTGTTCATTCGCACATTGTCTCCGGCTTTTTGTGCTTCGGCAAACTGATTCTTCAGGTCTTTACTTTTACTGCGAAGCGAATCGAGCGCAGCTTCGGCCTGTTTCCCATCGAGGTAAATTGTTGCTTTTGCGGTATCGTTTGCCATGGTTGGTAGTATTAAATTTCGGTTTTCTGAACGGTATCAATAATGGTGAATTGTGCTTTTTGCCCGTATTTTACAACCAGTATTTCTTTGAGCCTTTCGATTTCGGCAAAGAATGTTTTTGAATACCATGGCTTTACTTTCCGGTTTGTACTTGTATCGCCATACTTAACGCCCTTGCCAACTCCCATATCGATAAACTTTCCGTAGTAATTAAAAGTGAACTGTATAAGCTCGGGGTTACCGTTTGCATCGTTAGTAACGTGGTGCGTAAAGCTGTTGATAAGATCGCCTGTACGGTAAATTCTGAGCCGTTGAATTTTAGTTTGCCACCTTTCGATGGTTATTTTGGCTCATTCTTCGGCGGTGAGTTTAAGGTCTAGGTTTTCGCTCATTGGGCTGTTGATTAAAGCGTAATGTTTTCGTCTTTCACGATGTAACTGAACGAATAGCCGTAAAAGCTGTTTACCAACGGACCAACGCGCATGTAATCGATTCGGGAGGTATCGAAACCATACACAGCATCGCCAAAGTTGACCGAATCGGCAAGCATTTGTTTGAATACTTTTTTAGCCAAAGCCATGCACGCGGCCTGAACTTCGACACGCGAGTTGCTGCTTTCGATGGTAGCCTTTGAAACCAGATAAAACGAATGGTACCCGTTATCGAGGTTAAGACCTTTGAACGAAAGGAAACCATCGCCTTTATCTTCGGCCAAAATCATTGGGTACTGCAGGCTGCGGATATTTTCGAGCACTTCTTCCATTTCGCGAAGCCCTGAAATGCGTTTTACACTCTTAATTTCGGGAATAAGGGTAGTTTCTTCGCCATCAGGAATGTTGGTGACCAGGTTGCTTAAGTATGTGAATTGATCGAACATGGTTGAGTTGTTTAAGGTTTAAGCCTTGCGGCCTGTTCTGCTTTCAGGTTAAGTTCGTAAAAAGCTTCGTGCACATGTGTTTTAAAAATCTCTTTATTCTTGGTGATATCGCCATTGTTGAGCGACGAAAGCAAGTTTAAAACAGCCTGAGCGTGCGAAATTGGCGAACCTTCGCCATCTTGCCAGAGATAAGGATATTCGGTGCGTAAAAATCCTTTTATGCCGATAAACCACAGGAAAATGACGTACTTTTTATAAAACGGAACGAACCAAAAGCGGCGCACCATCTTATTTAACCTGTCGGAGTTCCACGTTTCGTTTTTACGGCGGTAAACAATGGCAAGCATCCGGTTTAAGTAGCGTTTTTCTTTGGTTTTGGCGTAAGCATTAAAAGCGGAGTCGAGAAAAAGGTATTCGTCGAGTGTAACTTCGTACAAACGGCAATCGATAGGCTTTGATCGGCCTAAATCGGGTAAAACGGATATCAGTTTAATTTCGGCCAGTATCCAGTCGAGTTTCTTAACCAAATCGGTATAAATTTCGCCATCTACACAAAAAGTGCCTTTTTCGCGCGACTTAAACCAAAACCATGTTTTATTATCGTCGGCAAATTCGTGTTTGCGTAAAGGTTTCCATCCGGTAAATGCAAGGAAGCAGCGCACCGCAAAATCTTTATCGCCATGGTTGGAAATAAACAGTTTTGAAACAACCAAAACCTGTTTGATGGTCAATTCGTGCCATCCTGATGGTAATTTGCAAATGCTTACTTTTTTCATTTAAAATCCGGCTCTGAATATGCTGTTTTCGGCGCTGTTTTTGGTAATCGCATTCGCCAGAATCGAGGCGTATAAATCGCTATAGGCAAAAGCGGGGTAATCAGTCGGGGTTTTCATTAACACCTTGCGAACACGAATAATGTACGATTCGGCCAGTTCGTTGTTGCCAATGGTGAAATTGGTAAATGCAAAACGAATGTTTTCGAGAATAGCCGAGTTTGCGGGTGTTATATCGCCGTCGCGCAACTGTTCGAGTATCTGATCAGACAATTCGGGGCTGATGCGGGGTTCAATCCGTAGTTTGATGGCGTTCATCATTTCGGGATGCAGCTTTATCCACTCCATGCGTGAACCTTCGTATGGTGCGTACCTCCTGAAGTCGCGAAGCATCAGTATAAAGGTATCGGAAAGCAAAGAATAGGCCGGTGATCCTTTCCACTCGTCGTGCAGATCGTTATGATCTTCGAGATAGCCCAAAAGGTTCTCAATCGATTCGCCTAACCATCGGGCTGTTGCCTGGCGAAGTGCATCCACTCGCTCTTTTGATGCCGGAGCCTTGGTGTCGGTACGCACAACGGCAAAACCGGCATTCGTGCCAATGAGGTCGATAAACGGAATGGCTTCGAAATATGCTTTATAGGCCACAATAGTTTCGGCATAAGCCAAAAGGTCATCATTGCCTTCGTCTTCGAGAATAGCGTATAAATCGGGGCCTGTAATCTCACGTTTAAGCCACTCGCGCGAATCGGCCAAATAAGTTTCAAACTTCGATAAATCATCGTCGACAATAGTCGGGATAACTTTGGTCATTTTTGCAATAGTATCTACCAGCATAGCTTAGTTGTTAATTGTTTCCTGAGATCCTGATTTGTTAAGATCGAGTGTTGTAAACTCAATATCCGGAATTGCGAATACCACATCATCGGGCCATTTATTGAAGCGCTTAACCAAAGTCAAAGGGCGCATCAAGCGGTCGCGAATGGGTTTCATAAGCGATTGACGTATCATGAAGCGTTCGCGCTTATCGGTGCCCGACATCGATCCGGAGTTCTTTCCTGGCATGTCCTGATCGACTGACATCGCATAACTGATCATCGATGAAGCTTCGCTCGAATCTTCGTTCAGTTCGCCACCATTCATCTTCATGTTGACCTCTTTGATCTCGATGTGCTTTTCTTCGATTGCCCCACCACCAGATGCAATCATTTCTTTGATGGCCACGATGCCTTTACCGGCATTATCGGCAGATGTAAGGAAATCCTGAAAGGCTTGGTGCTCCTGAGTTATACGGGCAGCAGTTGCCTCCTTATCGTTTATGTCGATATTTTCGCTCCTGAAGATGTTTTGAAAGTATTTAGGCGAAATATAAATGATGTATTTTACGCCCAATCCATTCTTAAGCAAAGCCTTTTTAAATGCGGGGATCATCGTTGCGTAATCGTACCAACCAGAAAAGAATATCGACCACCACGTTGCCCATTGGTAGTAGCTTCGGCCTGCAGTTGGAAAGTTGATAGGTACAATAAACCGGCGTTTGCGTAGGCTTACATATTCTTCGAGCGATTGCATCATATTGAAACGATCGAGCACATCAGTAACAGCCACATCGGCCTCCTGTGGACCATCGCCCCACTTGGCACAATAGTAATGTTTATCGATGCGGGCAAGGGTTGGGTTAATTGCTCCCCATCGCGAAAATGCAGCCTCTTTGCTCCGGAGTGATGTGATTTTTTTACCGTCTTTAGATAAGATGATCTCCGGGAAAACATTGTAAAACGTCTTCATGTCGGTTAATTGCTCCAAAAAGTAACCGGTAATGTCGTTATCATCAAACCAGTCGAATATCTCACCCGATAGGATTTCATCGTATCCATCGATTTTAGTACCATTCATGATGCGCTTCATTGGTCTGATGCCCTTACCATAACCAGCCAATACATTGAATTCGAGATTTGCCGAAACAACCTCACTCTTTTTCGAATTGGCAATTACGGTATCAGGCCAAATGTTATCATCTCCCCAGGGTACAATCTTCTTATACTTACCAACATCGATAGTGGTATCCGGTTCGGTATAAAGATCGCTGCTTGACTCCTGAGTGATGATGGCCTGAACTTCGGGCAGGTAAGACATACCTCCAACGCTGATGATGTTCATAGATAAACCTCCTGATTGTTAATGTGAGTGATGGTGCACCGGCGCACAGTCCGAATCTGAGCCGAATCACAGAACTTTACGTTCATCGTGCGACCTGATGAGTGAAAGGATGAGCAAATAACCTTTTGGCCATTAACGATAGCGCCAGAGGTAGACACGAATCGAATAGAAAACTCACCTTTCTCTACAATTTTATGAATATCGGAACTGTGCAACATGCTCTTATTTTTATTGGAAAGATAGAGCGTGCACCCACTAAGAGAAAGGACATAAAAATACCCGAGTAGATAACTATTCGGGTATTTGCATGGCTTAAGGCCAATACTGATGGCAATGATTAGACCATTAATTAAACTCTAGTACTACCTGTTTCTCTTCTTTAGGTTTAACCGTTACTGGTTCAATTTCGACTAATCCATAACATTCAACTGCGTTTATTGCATACTCATACTTAGAGTTAGCGATGAAGTAATATTCACCAGGCTTAAGCAAAACACTGAACTCTCCATTCTTATCAGTCATCAGTTTAATTGTAAGCGTGTCACTCTTAGCCTGAATAATACCTGGTACCATATCATTAGAAATAGTATCCACCCTTGCTTTAAGTCTATCGAAGTCTTTAGTCTCCTGCAATTCGGCAGACCTGCATAGTGATTTGTTTATTGCTAATGCATTGCCCAAATAGAATAGATCCTGGTATAATTCTTTATTTGGACCTGATTTACTAACAACATAGACATCATTAAATTTTTCGGGAATCCTTTCCCCGCTACTTGAATCATTATAAATAACAATTCCTGAAATCTTAACATCATCTGGAACTTGCTTGCATGACACTATAAAAATCAGTGTCAGATAAAAAATAAATCTTCTCATAAAATTTCTGTTTAGTTAACAATTCATAC